CCGATACGGCATTCCAATCAGATCACTGCAGTCGGACATTACTAGAAACTGGCAAATTACCAACAAGTTTTTTGGTCAAAGCACGCCTTGGAATGTCCGTTCCAACAGCGTCTAACACTGAGCTGAGTTGTAGATTCAGCGATACGTTGTCCCAAGTACCGCCAGTGATCTGCCCGGTGTAATTATGTACGCTTGTATGGGTACCACTAGACGGATTAGATGAATCGACAATTAAAACTTCAACCTCAACAACGTAATGATCTCTAATTGCTAGAACTGCCCATCCGCGAGATAAATCATTGTTTGGGAAGACAAGAGTAGCTTCCATACCGTCTCCCGTACGGTTTACGGTCACACCAGAAAAGCCAAACGGCACAAACCCATAGAGATTAGTTCCACTCTCGTTAGTGTATGTCATGTCTTGATTAATAAAAAAGTTCTGAAAACGGAACTGCACATACAACCCTTGGGAGGTGCCTGGATTAACTCGCAAAGCGTTGATCGTTACGACATGCCCTAAAGCGTATTGACTCATATTCCGATCCTCTTGCGTGTGCTGCCACTCATCTGTAAACGCTTCAGTGTTTGCTGTTCACCTTGTTTAGCACCTTGCGTTGCAGCCTGCTGCATTCCAGCCTGGAACTGATCAGCAGTCACGTAATCAACGCTATTGATCCGCTCTACTGTGTAGCGAACATCAATTGGAGCGGCAACAGCAGTTCTGCCTCCTTCTTCCATCATTCCAGCTGCACCAGATTCTGGGATGACAGAGCTACCACGGCTGCCGCGTGAATAACGCGACATTGCGGTACGCATTTTAGATTCAGGGATAACATATTCAGGTTCGCCACCTTCACCAATCAAAGCATTGGTTGGGCCTGAAACATAACCACCCTCTGCCATAGGGAAGACAGAAGGGCTTATTGCATTAAGGCCTGTCTTAACAGCAAACTGCAGGAATAACTTGCCAACGTCTCTGAGAACGTCTGCGAGGCTTTCTTGCAGGCTCTTAGTGCCTTCAATGGCACCCATGATTCCGTTGACAATTCCATTTTCGATAGCGGTGCCAACATTCTTGTAAAGGTCTTCAAGTTTTTTAGCCTGCTTTGCTGCTTCATCAGCTTGTTCTTTTTGCTTTTTGGCTAACTCATCCGCATCTTTTTTGCGTTGTTCGTTTGCTTTGTTGATTGCTTCAGTCGCGTCTTGTTGCTCATGCAATGCAATAGTGGCCGCAAGTTCAGCTCGTAATTGCTCTTCAGAAAAACCTTTTGTGTTTTGAATAATATCTGCAATTTGTATTTGACGCTCAAACTGCTTACGCTCTTCGTCAGTCAACGCGCTGGCAAGCAACGTTTGTTGCTTTAATGAGCGAACACGTTCTGCCGATGATTTTGCAATTTGCTCTAAACGTTCAGCCTCTTTATCTGCGTCTTTATCAGTAAGTGTTGTATTGGTAAGTTGAGTTGTGATTGAAGGCGGCACTCTGCCTTTAAGCCCAGCAGCGTCCATTGTTTTCAGCCTATCTTGCATAAATTGCAACAAAACCTCTTGAAACCCTTGGCCTCGTAGTTTTGCAAATTCGCGCGCACTATCCTCAAGCTCTTTTAAACCAGCTTCTCCAAATAACTGTTTAGCTCCGCCGCGAGGGTCACCACCTGTAAACGCAGCAATAAGATTGGTTGGTATTAAACCAGATTCGATATCTCTACGTGCAGCAACAGCGGCAGGCTGCGTAGCCTGAGCAATTAAACTATTTATCTGACCTAATGTATCAGCGGCAACACCTCCAATAAATCTAATTGGTCCTTCTAAATTTACAATTAACTCGGCAAGCCCTGTAAAGACCTTCGCCAGCTCAGGAACAATATCTTTGGTTAATGCTACTTGTACCTTTTCGGTTGCATTCTGAAAATCAACCATCGCTTGAGCAGGCCCACCAAGTGCAGCTTTCAGCTGACCAGCTCCCTCCGTTTCAATGCGTTTTAAGGCCCGAATAACTAGATCACTTGTAATCTTGCCTTCTGCAGCAAAAGCACGGAGTTTACCTTGAGCAACACCGCTTTCTTGGGCAATTGCTGTCAGAATTCCAGGGACTTGCTCTGAAATACTGTTAAATTCATCGCCGCGCAATGCGCCAGAACCAAGAGCCTGCGAAAGCTGTCTAAACGCATTTGAGGATTCAACAGCTGATGCACCACTTATGCGTGCTGCAGTATTAAAACCATTGTAAACGCTAACAATATCACTCAATTCAACACCAATAGGACGCAGTCGAGCAAACACATCAGCTAAAGCACGGTTGGCTTCCGTTTGGCCGGTGCCAAATCTTTCAGCAGCCTTGGTCGCTGCATTTTGCAGTTCAGCAACCTCACCATATCCTTTTGCAAGAAATTCTATTCGTCGCTCAGATTCAATCCTTGAAACTCCTGCTCTAAAACTTTTTTGAGCTGCATTCAAACCAATATAGGCAGCGGCTAAGCCCGCAACTTTTTTGCCTAAACCATTGAATGCTTGAGATGCTTGATTGGCCCCTTGCGCTGAACCAATAAAACGCCCTTTTTGATCTCTAAGCCGTCCGTTAACATCACGGGTTGCGCCATCAAGTTTTTTAGTCTCAGCTGCAACACGTTTAAGCGGATTGATTGCCTTGGCGGCTTCGACAATCAGTTCTACCGAAGCCCTTGCCATAACCGCTTAGCAATGTCCCCATACTACCGCTGCCGCATTTTTGCGCGATCCATTGCCCTCTCTTCTCTTTCGCCTTTTGCTTGATAGTACGCAGCAAAATAAGCAAGCTCCGCATCGGTTAACTCCGTGCGAAGCCTGCTTACCGTCATACCTAGTTCGCAGGCCAGAAAAAACTCAAAGTTGAGCCAACTGTCCTGCTTCAGTCGTTTTTTGCTTCTTCTAGGTCAACCTCTTGATTTAGGCCAAACAGAAACAGCTCAACATCATTCAAGACAGACTCAGGAAGCTGGCGCTGTAGCTTTGGTGCGTCAGCAGGCGCAAATGCTTTTGTTCCATCCTCAAGCTCTGCCATCTGACACAGCATCTGCGTGCTGATGTCTAAGGCTTCATCTGTTCCAGCCAAACTTTGCGCCTTTTTCCTGTCTGCGCGTGTGATCGGCTTAAAATACAAATCGACAAGGGTTTCACCTTGTTCGTTTTTTAGTGCAAACTTCCGACGCTGGTTAAGGTCAAAAGCCTCAACCAGCAGATCAACAGTGCGACTAGAAGCAACCATTCAATCAATAAAGTGGTTGCTTAAACTATAGCCCCATCACTCCAGGTTAGAAGTAATAGTGCCAGAGGTCACAAAGTTGCACGAGACAATCACCAACTCGCCGACAGTGGAAGTGATTTCTGTATCAGTAATAATTCCGGCAAACGCAACGCTATCAGTGCCTGAACTGGGATCTCCACTTCCACTGCGAGCAGTGAACAACTCAAAACTGGCATCAGTTGCGTCGTTTGTTTTGACTACATCCTCAATCAAACCAGCTTGACCAGTGGCATCAGGATCGTAAACAAGCTCGACAGTACCTTCGCCGGAAACTAAGCCACCAACAAAACTTTTGAACGTATCACCATGAACCGTGGTTTCATAGGTTTCTTTTGTGGTTGACAGGCTCCAGCTGCGAGTGCCAACAACCGTCGCAAGACTACCGCTGCCAGTTTCAAACTGGACTGCGCCTTGTTCTCCGCGAATGGTGGCCATGGTCAGAGTTCCTCAATGAATTCAAAGGTCACACGGACCTGAGTTTGCAGAAAGCCCTCAGGAGAAGCCGAAGCTATAACCTCTGGACCAGTTGGAGCGTCGAAGTAAACCCCCGACACAATGACCCTATTGTATAGGTCACGAATCCTCTTGGCGATAACGTAATTAGCGCCAGGCCCTACACCTAATGCGCTGAAAACGTTGATGGTCATTAAGCCAACCATTCGGTTTTGGGAATTCGTCGTCAAGCCTTGGCCTAAATACTGACTAGCACCAAAACTGACAAGGCATTGCACCCATGAGCTGTCAGGCGTTGGCTCATAGGCCATGTTGTGAAACACAACTGGAATTACAGGGCTGCTAGCAAGCTCAGTCGCAAGCCTGCTCTCCAGCACAGCGCGAATGGTATTAAGGTCAGCAGCTGCCATTAGTTGCGCCTCCTGAAAGCCGAAATGAATTTAGGCACTTCCCTTGTGGCAATTTCTTTGCCAATTCGATCAGGAAAACCTGGCTCAGTGCCTTGCCGGGTTTTGTATTTATTATTCCAGCTAGGGGGCAAGTTGTTACCGTAAATCACAGGCTCGGCATATTCCATATTGTTTGTAATTTCAGCCTCCAGTCTGCCAACCTTGAAACGCCAAGCGTTCCGCAATCTCCCAGTGTCAACTGGAGTTTCTTCTTTTACTTGCTGCGTCCAGCTAATAGCCGTAAGTTTGACAACCTCTTGTATTTCCTCTTCCATTAAGTTTGCAATGTCTTTGATTTTAATCTGACGTGCCATTGCTATGCCCTCAGGGTTAATTCGTAGCTGATCGCAGTAGTTCCTTGCGGATAGGTCTCGACTGCAATAATTTGATAAACCACGCTGTCAACAACAGCTAGGTCTTTTGTCTCTGGCGCTGCCGTTAAGTCAGCAGCAGCAACCGTAAGCTTTTTGTCTTTGGTTTGATTTAGCTCGTTTTCTTTTCTTGCGACAACATCTGTCAAAACTCCTTTGACTTCTTCGTCAGAAAAAGTCTGAGAAACAGTCCCTGTCGCAGGATCGTAAGCACCAGCCGTCACAAAACGTATTGTCACGTCGCCGCCAAGCGGCTTGATCGCCTTGCTGACAGCGCCTTGTAAAGCTTGAGCTATTCCCATCAGGCGATATATCCAATCACAGTGCCAGAAGTCAGCTTGACCGAAGTCACCACAAGACCCTCAATACAAGACGACGTATTGAAATTAATCGCAGTAGCATCGCCTCCAGCAAGGTTTTCATCAATCCCTTCTGCTGTCAGCGTATGGATCACAGAATCCTCCAGCGCCATCAGCTTCACAAACTTGGCAGTGTGAGTTGCTGTGTTTGTGATGATCGTTGCCTTAGTGGGCTCAAACCCAGATCCATAACCCATGATCAGCTCCGTTTGATTGCAATGTTGCCTGGTCCGCTAATTCTAAGACCTGTCAAGTACCTTTCAAACATTGGTGGCACGCGATCGGCTCCAATCGCTCCTGACTTGTCTGGTGTCACTTCTATGTTGCCGATCTTGACGCTCTTGAAATCTTCTAAGCCACCAAGGCTGATGCCATCAACGTTGTTTTTTAAATAAACGGCTAACTCAATCTGAGCACGTTTAACTTGATCAGGGATCTCTGTATCAGTGAAATAATCCTCAGAAATCCGAAACGGAAAGCCCGTGGCATAAGTATTGACGTACGTGTCAGGTTTTCTAACGCCAGTACGCGGCCATTGCCTTGCTTGCGTGTCTGTTGCGCGAGCACCTAAAAACCTTTCACGATCAAGCCTTTCTGCGGCAGCAGCCAAAGCACGATTGCGCGTGTCATCGTTGCCAGTAGTCCATTTTGATACATCAGAACTACTGATCATGGCCTCCACAAAAGTGTCGGCTTCAGCCAGCGTTATGTAGCTGTTGGCGTTTGCGCCTCCCGCTGTTGCGTCGATTGTTACTGCCATCAGGCGTCACAGTAGAAGTTTTCTGGGCAGGCTTTTCAGAACTAGAGACTGCCGCTTGTGCAGCAGCCTCGCGTTCCTTCATCCGCCTAAAGGCGAATAAACCCATCAGGAGCTAGCGCCCTTCAGAGCTACAAAGCTCAGCACAATGGCTTCGCTTGCAGTCGAACCAACGTTCGCCACAGTGATTTTGAACGAACCAGCAGCAATGCTGTTGGCTTGGACAAGGTAGCTGCCAGCAGTGCCGGCAGAGCTGTGGTTAACCACCACCACATCGGTGGCAGAGATTTTGTCGTTGTTGACTGTGAAACTCACCTCAGCAGCGCCAGCAAGCTCAGCGTTGTTAAGAGTGATTTGACCGGACTCTGCATTGAGAGTCACGGCAGTTCCTTTGTTGGTGGCCTGTGTGACAGTGCCGCCATTAGCAGGGCCTACAAGGTTGCCTGCTGTTGCCTCAAAAATGGATGCCATGGTTAGTTACCTCAGTCAAGGTTGCTTGTGTTGGTAACCCGCACGATTCCAATGTTGTTGGTCTCGTAAACCTTGGTCCAGTTGCCCACTGTTTCTAGTTGTGCCCGAGTTGGGTTAGAAACAGAAGTGGAGAACTTAGAGCCGATTGGGTGGTACACATAGTGCAGGTCAATCGACATTGCATCGCTCTTGGCAAGAATGTCGCGATCAGTCTCAGTCTGTAGACCAAGCTGTTCACCAGAACCAACAGCTCCCTGAGTAAACAGGTAGCTGGCATATTCGGTAGAAGAACCTGAACCAGTGGTCTGCACATCAGCAGACACAATCACACGCAGACCCATGAAGGTTGGAACCTGCACACTGCCAAAGGCAGGAGCGGTAGAACCTTGAGCAGCTGCAGTGTCAGGCGCACCAGTGTTGTCGTAAATCATGTCGATTGCACGACGCTCCATCAGGTCGTAATAGACCTTCGGGTGCATAGCGATAGCAGTCAGCTTTTCGCCTTGATCACCTAAGATGGATTTGGCTTCCACGATTTGACGAGGGCCAAGCACTGTTGGTGTGTCACCACTTGCACCATCAACGGTCAAGCCGATGAATGCTGAGCTGGCGTTGTCATCGACAGCACCAAACACACCAGCCAAGCAGGACAAAAGATCCTTTTGACGCTGGTTGGCAATGTAATCAGCAATTTTGTTGCCGATAGCAGCCATTGGGTCAGAACCTGCAGCTAAAGCTGCAAGATCCCTGCTTTCAAAAGCACGGCCACGATGCAGAACAGCAGCAACCTGCTTATCTGCTGTGATCTTGCCAGGAGTCAGTGAAGAGCTATCCGTCAGACGCTCAAAATCGCCTGACAGGTTGGCCTTGTAAAAAGGCACTTGAACGAAATCACCACCGTCCTCAGAAGCATTCAGCTCAGCCATAGGTTGCACCACACCGGAAGCCAAAAAGGCATCGCGCTGGGTAGTGGCCTCTAAAACGTATGGCGTGAAAACCTCGGGAATGATGATGTCAGAGCGAAGAGTCGCCATGACAGATCCTCAAAAAAGATGTTTACGGTGTGGGCACAGCCCTAAAAGCGCAGCACAGCTTTGCCTTATTACGCATACTAACGGTTCGCGGCAGTTTTCAACCTCTCATACATGTCGCGATCTGTTCTAAACAGTCGAGATTGCTCTGTCAGGTTGAAAGTTTCTTTAGCAAACGGGTTTTTTGTGCCTGCAGGAATGTCTCCTGAATAGCTGCGACCAGAAGGCGCACCACTGCCTTGCGGCTTTGGTGCTTTCTGCATGTAACTCGGCAACGACTTAGCCCATTCACCAATCGGCTTGCGCTCATAGCCGTTAACAACAACAACAGTGCCATCAGCCTCGCGTTCAATCTGATCTGGCTTTAACAAATCAGCTTTGAACACAATGCTTGGATCATGCACTACATCAGCTAACGCAGTGTTTGCAGGTGCAATCAGCTCAAGCTCACGCACCCGAGCTTCTAGCTCTGCAATGCGCTTGTCCTTTTCCGATGTCGCCTCACGGAACTGCTGCTCCAAAGCCTGTCGTGCTTCGGTGTACTTGCCCTGTTTTTCCAGGTCTGCTTGTTCCGCCTTAGCTTTGAAGTCCAGTAGCTCCTGAATGTCAACGCCATCGGGGACAGCCTTTGCCTTGGCTACTGCTTTTTTGTACTCATCCAGCAATTCGGCATTTTTTCGCCTCATTGCTTCAAGTTCTTCTTTGTCTTTGTTGGACTCAAGTGATTGCTCCACAGGAGCATTTTGTTCTTCGGACATGAATTAGCCACAGGCTAGGTTTCAAGACCACTTTACCTTTGACGCCCAAAATGCGGCAGATGTTTTGCCCTTCGCGATATTTTTTGCATGGCGTGCTTTAAAAGACTTGCGTTTAGCTTTATCCGCAGCACTCTCGCCTTTGCGCGGAGGCTTCGTTGAAGCGCCCTGCTGACCAAACCGAATGAGCTTCGGTTTATCGCCAACTTTGACGACAACAGCGTGACTTTTGCCGCTTGAATGGTTTGGCGTACGAATCGGCTTGTCAAAGCCTTGAAACGTATGACCTCCACGTTTGATCTGGGCCATTACTTTTTCTTGCGCTTTTTCTTCAACAGATCAGCGTCAGCAGTTCTAGCTCCACCTTTGCCTGACACAAAGCTGTTGACTCTGCCCATAGCCCAAGCAGCCATTGGCACGTTGCGCGAGCCACTCGACAGATAAGCACCTTGACCACGCCTATAAACAGCAGCAAGCTGCCCATAGGTGAAGCGCGACTTATCTGCCTTTTTTTTGAGCGCGGCCTTTGTTGCCTCGCTTAGTGGTTTTCTTTTTGGTGCCACCTTGTTTGGTCCGGGATGCAGAGACAGATTTGATGTCAATGAACTCGCCACGCTTGTAAGCGTCAGCGGTTCGCTTAATCTCACGCGCTTTTGCAGAACGATTTTTAGCACCTGACAGGTACTTCTTAGGCAGACCAGTGGCCTTGTCCTTTGGGGTTCGTCTCTGCTTGCGTGCCATTACTTTTTCTTTTTCTTGGGCTTCTTCTTACCCATAGCCGACTGAGGCTTTTTAGGTCCGGTGTAACGAGGCATCAGGCGTCTCCCTTGGATGCTTCTGTTTTAGCAGCTTTGCCTTTCGCAGCAGGCTTACGCGGAGGACAAGACGGTGCAGCCTCTTCCTGTTGCACCTTGAACTTGTACTTAGCTGGTAGAGCCATTGGGATAGCGACGACGTAACTGCTCCAAGGTTAGCTCTGATCCGTCCTCGCTAACAAATTTGCGAATAGCGTCAGTTGGGCCGTACTTTTTGACAAGCCGGTTGAAGTACGGAACCTTCTCAGGGCCAAGCACATCCGACTTGGTTTCCTTGCTTTGATTGTTCAGCCATTGGCCGTAACTTTGATTGGCAGGCACTAAGCCATCTTTGCTGCGCCGTTTCCCAGGCTTTGGCGGTGTAATACCTAGCCGCTCATAATCAATCAAAGGAACAGTTGTAGATCTACAATTAAAATGCTGAGGTGGCACCGGACCTTTTCCATAATCAAACTCCTGACCATCAAGGGCGCGACAGATAGGTGAAGTTCTACTGTCCAAGGTCGCTATATATCGATAACGGCTAGTAACGCTTTGGTTCGCTTCATAAGTCTGTTGGCTTGAAGTGTTTGCGACTTGATTCACGCTTGTGCGCACCAACGCCATCACTTGATGATTTGCAACCGAGGTAAGCTCTCCGCCAGCCTGAGCAAGTTGTTTCATTGACAAACCTGCTGCGCGAACTTGCCCTCGTGACAAAGGCCCAATATCTCCAAACTGCAAGCGCCCTTTCAATCGTCGTGCAATCTTGTCTGTTGATTCGCCAGTTAACAAACCATTCCGCACAGTCTTGGCAAATAAATCAGCTTGCGATTCAGCAAGACCGCGAAACGACTTGTTCAACACTTTCCCGTTAGGCAGCGTTATTGCTGTTCCTTGCGTTGCAGTCAGCTGAAACGTTGCAGGCGCTCCAGTCACAGCAGCCTGTAAGTCATCGCTTAACGAAACAACATTGATTGCTGTTGGATCAACAGTCGCAACAGACTGAGCAAACTGTGGACTGATTTGAATGCTACGAATCTGATCACGCAGCTCAATTGGTAACGCCTTACGCAGCTGCTCCTCAACAAACTCAGACTGCAAAACAGCTAAACCCTGCAACTCCTCAACAGCAAGTGCAGTGCTAGCTCCAGCCCATCCCTCTAACGATTCTTTAAGTTGAGCCAGAATCACACGCAGCCTTGCTGCCTTAGCCGGTGCTGATAACTCATCAATGCCACGCAACCGATCAACAGCTTCCAGGATCAAATCGTTGTAAGTGACAGCAATGCGCTTCGCAACGCTGTTACTGAAACGGTTTAGATCAACCGCATTTCGGTATAGCGCAGCTGGTGTCGTCATGTTGGTTTAAGACCTAGCTCGTCAGCTGGTGCAATACACAAAGTTGATACGTCTGCCCCATCACGCAACGCAGTGCCAACAGCAACAGTTAGCTGCTCAATGACGTTCACATCGTAGTTGTGAAAAGCCATCTCCGTAACTCCACAGAGTTTGCCATCACAAAACCAAGTGAACCTGACAACCGCAAAATACTGGCTATTTAGATCATCTTGGGCAAAGTACAGAACCTGCTTGCGTGGTGGCCTTGGCCTCTGCAGCTTGTCTAGCCAACTCATTATTCAGCATCCTCGACATCCTCCGCTTCTGGCATCGTGCTTTCTTCTGCTGGTTTTGGTGTCGGCTCAGGCATGTTCATTTCTATTAATCCACCGTTTTGCGTAGCTTCTAACTCGTTCTCAACGTCAAAGTCATCGCCAAGCACTTCACCCGCTTCTAGCTGTAACAACAGTGTTTCCTGTGTGATCGTGCCAGCGGTGTAAAGCTGCAACAGCGCTTGAATCTCTAAAGGCTCAAGCCTTGTTCCCATAAAATCACGATTCACCAAACTGCTGCCAGCGTTTGACTCCTGCATATATTCGGCATGGAACCGCAAGCAGTTGTCGACCATGTCTTGCATTTGCTGCGCCACAACCATCATCGTGCTGTCACCTTGACTGCGGTCAATACGCTTAGCCTCTGCAGTTTCACCAACCAGCTTGGAACCAAGCACAGCAGCCAAACCTAATTCGTTTATCTGTAACGCAATTTGCTCAAGCCTGCGGAACTGTGCGTCATAGCTGTTGCCTGCAGGTTCAATGTATTGGGCGGACGCTCCTTCTGGCAGTGCCATCGCTTCTCCTGGGCCTGCGCTGATCTCTTCTGCTGACTGCGGAAAACCAAAAATTGCAAGCATCGGGACAGCACTGATATGCAACTGATTGCTCAGATCAGACTGCACCTGATAGTGCTGCAGGTTTAACTCAGCAATGTCAGCAAGCGGTGGAATCGACTCCAGCACTCCCATACGGTTTGAATAAGCGACACTGAACGGAATCTCACTTAGGCTTATGCGGCCTTCATCAACAACTTTAAAATCACCTTGCTGATCTTTTTGATGAATTTCAAAAGCGCCAGGAGTTAAGACTCTGACTTGCTCAACTTGCTTTTCACCATACAAACCATCAGGCACAACAATCTTCTCCTGCAGCCTAAGTTGCGTCAGTTCTTGCTTGCCATCTTTTAATTCTGTTCGCCAACCTAAAATATCTCTTGGCGTATAACTTACCCAATAAGGTCTACCATTTTCGCCAGAAGCCGGAGCATCTACGAGGACGCCGACGTGCCCATATCGAATGCAAATTCTGCTCGCCTGGAATAACCACGTCTGAAGATCGTTGCCTTGCAGGTCAACATCAAACAGCTGCTCGCGGATAACGTCTGAAACATCGTCGAGGCGCACAGGCTTACGAGTCAGCATCCCAGCCAACATGCGTTCCAACCTGATGTAATACGGTGCAAGGACTGACCGTTGCAACCTGTTGTCGTAAGCCTCGTCAAGCTCTCTAGGCTCTTGCGGAAGGAACTTGCGGTGCCCTTTGCGGATCCCGTATGTGCCTGTGAGCAACGTCTCAATCAAGCCCCAGTGGGGCTCCATGTTGACCCAAGACATGTTTGGATCGTTCACCTGAGTGACGTTGCTTATGCGTTGCCGCCCAGAAAAACCCGAATACACAGCTAAAACCCGCCTTGTGCTTGCAGTTTAGTAAAGCCTAATGCCAGTTCCTCTGCCTGCCCGTTCATGCAAAGGATTAAACGCCCCAAGGATTAGATAGCCAAGGCCGTCCGTCCAATGCTCAATGTTTGCCGATTTATCAATCACGTAATCCTCGGCACCTTGTTTGTAGGTGACATTCTTTAAGGCTTTGATTGTGTGCTTGCAGCGCGGATGCACAAACAATCGCAAACTTCCTTTAGCCGTACGGATCATCCAGTTTGTTGCGTTGATTTTGTCTTTAACAGACCAAGGGGCTTTCGGACTAATACAGCTGAATCCAAAACGCCGAATGATGTCGTGATCCGTTCGCCCTGCCGATGACGTCTTGCGAGCAGAGCCTGTTGGGTCGGGATAAGCAACAATTTGACGGTCAGGGAATCGCTGCTTAAGCAAAGCGCACACCTCGTCGGTGTTTGATTGCTTAACGGCGAGTTCATCCCATATATGCAGCGTGTCGCCAACCCTGCTGCCAAGAACGCCCGCCATGATGCTGACGTTGAAATCAGTGCCCCAATAGATCGGGCCGCCAATGTCCTTAACGTCTTGGCTGATGTTTTCGTCGTCAAATCCGGGATAAACCCGGCCTGATAGCGTCTCAAAGCTGGCTAGGTATTCTTGCCTAAAGGTCCGTTCATCAAGGGTGTTTCGAGCAGCTTCAATCTCTTCAGCCGCAACGTTTCCCCCTTGAATAGTTGTAAATGAAAAAGTGTCCCAGTCTTTTTGCTCCTGCGCTTGCTCCCATAAATCATGAAACCAATTAAGGCCTGCAGGGGTAGTGATAAACCAAGCAGGGCCGTTTTGGTCGGACAACGCAGGTCGCAAAACCATTTCCCAGGCTGTCTGCTTTACATACGCGGCTTCATCGATAACAAGGGCTGAAAGGCTAACGCCCCGCAAACTGTCCTCGTTATCTGCGCCACGCAGCGCAATTAAACTGCCGTTTGCAAACTCGATTGATAAATCCGACTCGTTCCGTTTTACGACTAATTCTTCAGGTGCCATCGTTTTTAGTTGCCGCCACGCAATCTGTTTCGCCATTCGGTAATTTGCGGTTACATACCAGCAAAGGCTTCCAGGTTTTTCCATCGCCCAACAAATCAGCCGGGTGATGCAAAGATAAGTTTTCCCGAAACGGCGGCCGGAGCAGAGGAGCTTAAAACGTTTATCTGCCTCCCACACCTCGCGTTGAGGGCCCGTAAGCGCCTCAGCAAGCTCATCAACGTATCCCCGCAAGTCAGCTTCCGTGAAGGGCGCAGCGGACTCGATAGCGGAGAGGATTGAGCCCCCCGAGACTGACGCCAGAATGCTCATTCAAACAACCGCGCGACTTTCGCGGCCTGATTAACGCAACCAAGAGCTACGCTCAAATTGCCGGTTTTTCGAGCCTCTTTCTGAATACTGGCTAATTGAGCAAGAATTTCCGCAGTGAAACTGCGTCGGTCAATTTCCCAGTCAGCGCGAATCAACGCCCTAGCGCGGGCAATGTAGTTGTCTGTCTGCCGATCCGACACCCCCCACTCGTTCGAAGCGTATTGAACGATCTCCGAACGCACGGCCCCGTTCGATAAAAGGCGGGCGACTCGGTTGACCCTCATATCGACTTCAATCTTTGTTGATTTTTTTGCTGTCTTTGCCATTAGATCGGTTTCTCAAGAATGTAACCGGCGAAATCACCAAAGCGAAACCACTGATAGGGGGCTCCGGGGAGTTGTTCCAATGTTATGGGTCTTTGCACTCCAGCAAGTGAAAGTTCTTTCTCAATGATCTCCTGCGCGTCAACACCGGCCTCATATTTCCCGGCGAGAGTCAAGCGACTCATGATTGTGCCTAGATAACCGTGCACGCTTTCTAGCTTGTCAAAAATAATAATGGCACCGCCTGGCCGGCATTTTTCCAAAAGGCTGATTACAAAGTCGCGGCGCTTGCTTGGTTCAATAAACATCAACGTCAAAAACAAGATGCCAAGGTCAAATGGCTCAAACTCGTATGTTTCAGCAGCAGAACAGATAAATATGCCTGGAGCATTGTAGATCTTCCGCATTTCGTCAGATGGATCGATGCCGATCAGCCGAGCGTCTCGAGCTTGTAGCGTTGTTTCAAGATTGCGACCGATGTTGCCGGTAGCGCAACCGATGTCGTAGACCAGCCCGCCCTTCGGGATGTAATGCCGCGCAATGTGAGTGATCGCGGCGGTCGCTAAGTCGTACCAGGGGAGCTGTTCTCGAACGTGACCGTCAAAGCCGGTTGCTACATCCGACGTTTCGAATGTCCAATTAGCGGGTATCTCCACCGATTTTTGACAAGATCTTTTGCTCAATAGTTTTAGCAACTTCAGCCATCATCAACGGAGGAACTGCACGACCGATACGTTCCCACTGTTGTGAAAACGTCCCGGTGAGGATGAAGTCGTCAGGAAAACCGCCGATTCTGCGAAGTTCCCCAAGGGTGAGGGTTCGTGGCTCTGTCCAGTGATAAAGCTGCTGCGTGCCCTGCGTAATGGTGTTAGCGGGCAGGCGGGGTGATTGCTTGTAGTGCGTCAGGAAGCTGTTTTTGCCGGTAAGGCGCTTGCAGGTATTCTTGAGCGTGTCGCCTGCTTTCGTTTGCGACCAGAATCGATAAGTTTCAGTGTCTTCCTTAAGCCACTTTGCTTCGGTATCAGGCGGTGTAGACACGAGAGCGTCGCCTACGTTGTAGCTGTAGGGGAAGGGACTCGGATGTGCAGGCGGCAGGTTTAGGTCATTCCTAACGCCGACGAAGATCGTGCGCTTGCGCATCTGCGGAACACCGAGCCATCGAGCGTCGAGAACGCGGCAGGATACGTCGTACCCGCAATCGCGAAGAGCTTGCAGGATGCGTTTGAAATAACCCTTAGCGGTGCCTTTGATTAAACCGCTTACGTTCTCTGCAACAAAGACTTTCGGCTGAACCCCCTCGAGTATTCGAGCGTATTCGTAGAAAAGGTCATCAACGCGCTGTGCCCGATCGGAGTATGACTTGACCTTGCCCCAATTTTTCTCTCGAGCGCCTGCCGTAGAGAACGCTGAGCAGGGCGGAGAGCCGTCAAGGATGTCTAGGTCGCCTTTTCCGACTCCGGCGCGTTCTATGAGCTGCTCTGGCTCTAGCTGCCGTATGTCGGTGCCGTCGAGGTAGCTGTTGGGATGGTTGGCCTTGTAGCAGCGTTGCGCTTCAGCTACGAACTCGAGGGCGTAAGCGACGCGAAACCCGGCCATCCTGTAGCCGAGACAGGAGCCCCCGGCACCGGAAAACGTAGAGGCGACGGTGTAGCCGTTCCAAGGGAGAGCCGCGATGTCTGCCATCGACGGGACGACGTAAGGCGGTTTCATTTCTGCTTGCGCAACTGGTTGTAAGCCCCAACAGCGGAGTTTGAACCTGGCACAGCCGCCATCGCAGTCGCGCCTAAACGCTCAGCGATTTTTGAGTCGCCGAGTTGAAGGTTTGTATGCCTAGGAAGCTGTAGCGGGTCAAGCTCCGGGAAGGCAGCGCGGATTGCTTCTTTTTGACGTGGTTTGTTTAAGTCATCCCAAGACTGCCCGTGAAGCAAGGCAAAGACGCTTGCGTGTAGATAAGGATTGACTAATTTCACGCCGTAAGTGTTGCAGATTTTTTGTATGCCCTGCCTTCCACCTGCGTCTGGATTCGCAAAGTATTCGTTGCGAAATTGATCAAACTTTGCCTGTGGATGCCTGAAGTGAATCATCGCTTTTTTTGAGAGTCCGAAATGCCCATCTGCACAGAGGCCCGTTACCAGAGTTTTGCCCTGAATCGTCCGGGTTAGGTAGAGGAAAGGGAACGCACACTCAATGCGAGCTTTTTTACTTAGTCGGTATTGCCGAATGAGCAGCCGTATCGAGGAAAGGATTGGCGACGGGTCTGACGGCATACAAACACCCTCAAAAGGGCAACCAAAATGTTCGGCTAGACGCCGTGCTCTGCGGTAGTCGTCCGACTCGAAATCATCAAACGTGAAAGAGATGACCCTTGGATCTTTGTCTGCTGCGATAGCGGCGACCACAAGGGCTGACGAGTCGATGCCTCCCGATGTAGCAATAAAAAAGCCCCTAGGGAGAGGGGCGAGGATGTCGATGAGTTGCTGTCTCAACGGACCGGGGCGACTTCGATGATCTCGGCGTCGTTCTTAGCGGCGAGAGATTCGGCGAAGGCGCGGGCCTCGGCGGCGTCAGCGAAGCGTTTGCGCTTGGCTTCCTTCCAGGAGCACATGATCGGATCCTTGACGAAGGTGGCGACGGACCATTGAGGCTTGCGACGGTTGAAGGGGGGGATGAGGCGAATTTGCATTGGGAACGCTCCCGATTGCTGTATACGGATATATTAGGGTGCGAGGGCCGAAAACGCCAGTTAGGACTTGCCGCTCCACTCGTAGCCGCAGGAGGGGCAGCGGTGCTCGGTTGTAATGTCGTCGTCTACCTCGTCGAAATCCTCAGGGGGGAGAGATTCAACATCGGCGTCAAGGATGCCGTTAAGGTCGTCTTGCGAGAAGAAAAGAGAGATGTCGTGCTGCTCGCCTAAGCGATTAAGCATCTCCTGATCCCACTCCGAGAGATCAGCGGTGCGGTTATCGGCGAGGGCAAGGCCAACCTTTTGTTCTTCGGTTAGGCCGGTGCGCCGAACAGCAATCACTTCGTCGCCGTCGGTCTCGATGACGCGGATCCGATCAATGCCGGCCTCCTTCGCACCTTCGATAGTGCCATTGCCGGCGAGGATGCGATTCTCCTCATCGATAACGATTGATCGGGCAGCGCCGTATCGCTGCAGTGATTCTTTTATAAGCTCGGCTGATCGGTCAGTGCGCTTTCGCGCATTTTTGTGATCAGACTTGAGATCCTTAATCGATGTCACTGAGATTGTTTTTTAACGTCCAATACGACATTAACTGATGGATTTTTGTTTGCACTAGCTCTGCTGAACTCACGCTGCCAATGTATTCGCCGACTTGAATTAGAAACTTGCCGTTTTGGAGGGGGCGGATTTTTGATTTCGGAATATGCGCGGAGTGTTCGCTGCTCATAATCGCGAATAGCGCGGAGTTCATTTTGATGCTGGGCGATGCGGAGGCGTTCGTCGAGGTTCATTCCGCGAAAATGAAATCGATTTCCTCGGAGTAGTCAACGTGCATGGGGCTTACCTCTTTGTCATAGTTTCCATTTATCACTTTGTCCCTTTTTTCCCAGAACTCGCCTCGCGCCTCGGGCCGCTCGTCTTGCACGAAAACGCGTATGAAAAGATTGTCATTGCACTTAGCGGTCACCCACATCGGACCATCCGATTCTGTATTGACTAAGTACGCACCAAAGCCGTCTCGGGTGGTCGCATAAGCCAGAACGTCAAAAATACCGTCACCCCACTCTCGCTCGACCTTTCCATTTTCGTCTTCGCAGTTCCAGGCAGTCGCGATGTAGATGTATGCCTTTGACGCTGCGGGAACGACGTGGAATAAATCCTTGAAGGTCTGGTTACTCATGTTTGGGAAGAGGGATAGGGAGCTTGTAAAGGGGTGTCGGGGGTGAGTCGGCCTCTCGTCCCCCTAGAAGATCGAGGGCCGTCCGGCTTTTCCTGCGCAGCTCTGAACAGGTGTTGTATAGCTTCGGAGGCCCCGACAAGGGGCTAGTTCGTCCGGTCTAGGTACTCGAGCACCCAGAACCAAATTTCGGTCGGGGCGTATTGGCCGGGGACGTAGTAGGGGGTGCCGTCCTCCTGAATAGTTAAACGACCGTAATTGCCGGGGACAAGGGGCTCCTCGCTACGTATACGGGAAGGGTAGCGCCGGATGACGCGCTCGCGTTGCCGACGCATTTCGAGGCCATCTAGGTGCCAAAGGTCCGAATCCCCGTCGCAAATCGGATGAACGTAATCGCGCCAGTTCCGTCGGGCTTGACTGCGGACATACGCCCGAAGATCAGAAATCGTTTTCATCTGATCCCTCCTGCTCTTCTAAACGGCGCTGCTCTTCCTGCTCTTCTTTGTCGCGCTGAGCTTCGCGCCATTCGTAAGCCCGAAGCGATTGTTCGTGAAAGTCGATCATTGAATTTTTAGGGCGAGACCCCGAAGGGAGGACATAGAGAGGGTGACGTCTGCGCCGCCTTCGAGTTTGAAGACGTAGTAACGACACTGGTCGGTGTCGTAATAGGCGCGGAGAAATCGGAAGCCGTTGGACTCGAGGATGCGAAGAGCCTGACGAACGGTGATTGAGAAGAGCTTGGTTTGCATAAAGGGAGGGGGCCGGGTGGCCCCTATCGTCAGATGCTGCCGAGAGTCTCCTGATAGGCGATCCTGAGGTCGCGCAGGTAGTCGTCGAAGTGATCGTCGATCCCGTCGAGATACATGTCGGCTTCTTCCTGAGTCATTAACTCTTCGAGTGCCGTGCGGATCTGAAGGGCGCGGTTGAACCGTTCAAGTGCGGTCATTTGATCTAGGGGGGTGAAAGATGTCGGACGCTCCCGCCCGACTTCTCAAATATATATCGCCGTATACGAAAGCGCCAGGGGCTAGGAAGTGATTTCCGTCACAACGGCGCAAACCAGGGATTCCACCTGCCTCCGCGGGATGTCGTAGTCGCGATTGACTTTGGCGATAGCTCGATCAATCGGCTCGCGCCCGACAGGAGGAGTGATTTGCGTCAAAACTTTAGGAGTTGATTCCGGGACAAAACGCTTAGGCGCAGCATCAACAAGCAGTTCAGCTTTAGAAAACACAAGTCGACGCAACAAACTGCTTCGGCTGCAATCTAGAAGTTTCGCTTGTTCATCTAAAAAGTCTTTTTCTTTTTGAGTGATACACATTTTGACCGA